AAATTTCATAAACATTTGCCAAATGTGTGGGGGATACATAGGAATACCATGTTGGAGATAATTCATTTCTTCTCCGTTAAGGTATGCCTCAATCATTTCATGTACCTGTGTTCCTTCTTCGGATGCTTTTTTAACAATATAATCAGCAGAATAACCTACTTTCTTAAGCCAATCCTCAAAAAATTTACCTTTAGGATAATAAGATAAGACATAAGTTACTGAGGGGTAAAATTCACCATTTCGTTGGTAATATCTTCCATCAGGTAAAGTTATTTGTTTTGCGTCATCAGATATTTCTAATATTCTGTCGTATGCTTTTTTAATTTGTGTCATAGGGCTAATTTTTTAGCTAAAAGCCCGGATAATGTTAGTGGAGTAGACTTTTGTATAAGTTCGGTGAAACGTTTGAATCCTAATTCACTAGGGTCTTTATCATCCATTTCTAATAAATGGACCTCTTTACCCTCATTCATAAACCTTTCACAAAATTTGAGAGATGACTTAATAGCATCGCTATCAAGTGCTATGTATATTTTTTCAACTTTAGAAGAAACAATCTTCTTCATTAAGTTACTTTGAATATTTTTTCCTAAAAGCGGGATCGCATTTCTTTTGATGGCTATGGCATCAAATGGTCCTTCGCACAATACCAACGGGCTACTCCAGTTTATAAACATTTCAAATGGAATAATATCACGAGATACCGATGGGTTTTTATATTTTCTAAATGGTTCCTTTTCAAAACTACGAGCTGTAAAGTAATTTAAGTTACCTTCAGCATCATACGAAGGAATAATAATCATATTTTTATATTCACCTTCTTCACAATACCCCATATGATATTTAATTCTATCATCATCCGTAACACCTCTATTTCTAAGGTATACTAGAGCATGGCGAGCCATTAAGCTGTTGGGACGATCAATAAACGGAATATATTCCTTAGGAAGTGATAAATCATTATGTACTACTACCTCTTCAACAAATGAACCTTGGGGTATTAATTCTTTGGCTTTGGCAATTTTATCATATGCCTCTACCTTTTTAAATAGATTTGGGATTGTTTTACCTCTGGTATTACAGACCCAACAGTGCCAAGGGTTATGTCCCTTTTTATTTTCTGTAAAGTTTACCTCCATTTTGGGTTTGTGGTGCTTACAGAAAGGACAGTGATAAGCGTAATTACCCCTAGCGGTTTGTTTACCTTTTCCTAATACTGAATCAACTAGTGATACTAGTAAGTGATTTACCATAATATGGAATATAATATAGGAGATTTAAATATCAAAGTCTGAGGTAAAGAACTTACCAAGTATATTATCGTTATAGTATTTTTCGGGTTGTTCTAATACTTCAAGCTGGAATAGCCATTTAGTTTCGAGATAAGTAAGATGTTTTTTATTAAAGGCTAACTCAAGAATTTGTTTGTTAAGATCCTTCAGCGTAACTTCTCCTTCTGTAATACGTTTTTTAAGATGTGTGTTAGATCCATAATAATTTTTCCAATCACTTTCTTTTTGAACGGTTTTATGGGTTGGTTTTCTTCCCCTTCCCGTGTGAAGCGCTAATTCTTTTTTAGTAAGTTTTTGTTTTCTATTGTGGTAAAGAACTTTTTTACCTACATATTTTTTACCCTCGGGGGTAATTACTTCATAGACAAACCCAAATGTGTTTTGTGGAAATTGTGATATGTCTGTAATTTCTTGTTCATTGTATAACCAATTCATCTATCTAGATTTATTAATATTGTAGTATCTGTAGTTTGGGAAGTTGGGAGAGGTTGTGATAATTTACCTATTGCAAGTAAATCATTATTATCATTATATAAACCTACAACAGTTACAAAGGGAGTAAATTCGGAACCTGTTGCAAAGTCTACATAAGTATCACTTCCTGATGTTAGGATAGAAACTTCACTCCCTGAAAGGAGGGAGGGGTTTAATGAATAATTAAACTCATCAGATTCTATAGTACATTTGTATTGAGTTTCGTATATATTTAATGCACTTTCAAAACTCATAGTGGTATTGGAACCTGTAAGGGCATTTATAAGTGATGTTTCTTCTCCTTCAACGAATAGAGTATCAAAAGGATATTCAAATGAAGGGGTTTGCACTCCTACTTCGGTTCCTTGAGATTTGTTGGTAATTCCTAAGTTTATAGAAACTGTAGTAGAAGGGGGAACCTCAAAATAATCAGATGTATAATCAAAACTAAATGTATCTCCTTCTCCAACTCCTACAAATTGGAAAGCTCCATTAGAAGAAGCAGCAAGACTAGTAACCCCACCTATATCTGTTTTCACGTTAAGAGCTAAAGTAGCAGTAGGTTGGGGTCCATTAATAGTACTTATTTTAAGACGACCTCTTATAATATACCTTAATATTCCTGTAGTAGATCCATTATAGGTAAAAGTTTTATTTGTTCCTGCTGTAGGTAAGGGAGTAGTATCAACTAAACTATCACTATCTACTTTAGATAGATTAGTAAATCCCGACCCCCAAGAGTAATATTTAGTTAAATTTGGGGGTATAGCTCCAAATATGCTAAGGAAGTCTACAAGAACACTACCATTTGTACCTTGTTTAGTAAAGTTAAAAAATGAATTAGACCCATCAGAAGTTGCTGTAAATGGGCTAAATAATGTTATTACACCTTCATTATATATTATATTGCCTATATAATTATTAGATATTAAATTCCCTTCCCCATCATCTGTAATAGCAGTTAAGTCTGAAGAAGTTATTAATAGGGAACCAGGCTTAATATAATTTCCAAATAATTTTTGAGGTATAGAGAATACAACTATCTCAGCATTTTCATATTCGGGAAAAGATCTAGAGGGAATTAAATTACTTTGTAATGAATTAATAAAAGAACCTGATCCTAAAGAGCTATTTGTAAAATTACTATAATAAAGTTGATATGTAGTATCATACACAGATCTTTTATAGGGTCCATAGCTATAATAAGATGTAGGTAAAATTCCTGTAGTAGAATCATTACTCGGATCAAATAAAGAAGATGTATTTAATCCTATTAAACGATCAATACCTACATCAGAAGCAGTAAACTCAGAATCCCCCTGAAATGTAAAACTTTTATTAACCGTAAAGGGGGTTACGATTATATCATTGCTTTTAAATTTCTTGAATGCTATCATTCATCAGAAGTCTAGTTTCACTCTAATAAGAGCTTCTTTAGTGAAATCTTTTTTAAGGGGCCTACTTAATTTAGCAACTGCTAATAATTCATTACTATCATTATATAATCCTACAGTAGTAATAAATGTTTGGGGGGCGTTTACTAATTCAGTATATTGTAAATCACCACTTGAACCTGAACTAAAACTAGGATTAGTAGAGTAGTTAAATTCTGGGTTTCTTAATCTTACGAATATGAAATCTGAGGGTACTTGCTCCTCGGAATTTAATCTGAACCCAGAAGAAGCTGATAAGAAAGGTATTAATTTAGAAGGGTTATTGGCATCCGTATTTGATGCAAGATTAGATAGTAAATTAATTCCTCCTTTATTTATAGGAAGATCTAGAGCAGCACCATTTAATAAAATAGTTCCGATATCTGGTAAGAATAATCCGTAAGATCCTGAATTTGTGAATCCAGCTAAAACCCCATCCTCAGGGGGGTCCGATGCAACTGTACCATTAGAGCCACTTACAATTTGGAATACTCTCCCAGCTTCATTAAATACTTGAGCGGTTTGTGTTAAACTATTATCAGTTAATTCTCTATCAACACCGGTACCACTTAATCTCAAAGTCATAGTTCCGGGCATTAAACTACCTTTAAATTTAGATCTTTCTACACTTAAAGCATATATTGATTGAGAATTAGGAGTAACTTCTCCAAATACAAAATCAGTTCCTTCATCTCCTAGTACAATATTTTGATATTGTCCGTATATAGTAGAAGTTGGGGATTTACCATTAATTCCAGAATTAAAAAGAAGAGACCCTGAGCCGTGTTTTTCTCCATATGCTATTGAAAATTGTATTTCGGCTTCTGTATTAGTGGATTCAGTTTGATAAACATTTAAGTAATATTCTCCTGTAGTTCCTCCTTCTTGTACTGAGTTGGTTTCGAATAGAGTTAAGGTGGGAGTATTTCCTGTCCAAGCCCCTGCTGTAATAGTATCAGCACTTACTAAAAAATCTTCTGCGTCTAATCTTTTAAATGACATTTAATTATTGATTTTTGGTAATTTTTACAGGAACAGTTAAACGAGCACCACTATCTCTTCCTATAAATGTTATAGTAGTATCTAATTGAGTATTTGTACCGAACAATGTATTAACTGTGGTGGCAGATAAATTAATAGTAGTACCTACTACTGTTTTAGATACAGTTGTTCCTAAAGTTTCATTAGTATTTAATTGTTGAGCCTGAGCTGTTTGCACTCCAACCCCTGTAAAGGTACTTAACACTCTTGAATCAGCAATGGTCGCAGTGTAACCGCTAGCTTCAAATGTTTGATTTGCCCCTAAGTAATTTAAAGTTTGGGGGGTAATAGCTAAAGTTGAACCTTGTTTTAGTACAATTTGAGTATACCCTACATCAAGTATGGGCATTTTAGCAGTACCTCTAGGTAAAGTTACTAATTTATATCTTAGATTTTGGGTAGTAACTGGAAAAGCTTCTAGTAAGGGTATGTTTTCTAAAGCTTCACCATAAAAAGTAGATCCTGAAGGGTGAGTGGGGTTGTAAAGAGTATAATCAATTTCATCATCTGCTACTGCAAATTGGGTGATTTTGAAAGATCCGTCACCTCTTGCTAAAAGTTCTCTACCTTTATCAGTTAAAATCGCATCTACTGTTACTACAGAATTATTTAAATATCCCATATTTTTTTATTTATAATTATAAATATATTAGTTTCTTAAAATGTCTAATTCTCTTAATTTTAATATAGCAGCATCTACTTCTTCGGGGGTAAATGTTGTATATTGAGGTATAATTAATCCCGTAAAGGGTTGTTTTCTTCCTCCTGTATTTTCTTTTTTATAGTCTAATTGTATATTTTGACCATCTCTAGCTATTCTATACAATAAAAAGTTATTCATTTGTAACTCAGGTAATACCTGCCCCCCTAATTTCAAACAAAGTCTACCAGTATCATTATTAGGATCATCAGGTAAAATTACATCATATACCATGTATTCTTGTTCTGAGTTGTATTCGAATCTGATTCGATCTCCTGCTTGGGGAATAAAAGGGGTACGGATAGGATTAAAGTTAAAGTTTAAACTAGCTGAGGGGGTTATTTGCTGGTTACCAAAATTAAATGTTATCCAGCTTGAAGCTGTTATAATACTATTACCAAGCCCATCATCGCCTCCAGAAGAGGAACCACTTTCCCAATGTGGAATTTGATCACTAAATTCGGGGGCTAATCCTATTTCAGCAATGGGGTTTTGTTGTGATACACCAAACGAGAAAGTGCCTGTAGGATTATCATAAAATTGGGGATTTATAAATCCATCTACATCTGGGTATCCTTCTATAAAAATTCTAACTTTAAATACATCTGCATTGCTTAAATTATTAGTATCTAAAGTAATACTAACAGGAACTATAATTGTTGTTGGAGAAGTTATATTGTCTGTAGAATCATTTGGGTCTCCTCCATCGATTATTTCTGCCACATTCAATTCACCTATTTGTTGGGCTATAACAGTACCATTTTGTAAAATTTGAACTGTTGTTTGGGCATAATTTGAGGGTGAATGGTTTGTTAAAGTAAGGGTGGCATTAAATGTTAAGGACGTAAGTAATGTAGGATCAAAATTATTTAAAGTATAAGTACCCGCAACTTGAGCAAACGATGAAGAATCATTAGAACCCGTAGGTGGTTCAAAAAATTCATAATTTGTAACATCTGTAAGGGATTGGGTAAAATCACTTAAATTTAAAGTATTTATATTTCCTATTCCTGTGTATTGAGGAGTCTGATTACCAGTAGTCCCTCCGCTACCAGGATTTCCAGTGTAGGTTGTTCCCTCAAATTCTAAATAATCAGTCCAACTAGAAGCTGATACCCCATATTGTGATATTAAAATAGGTGTAATAGTTCCTATACTTAATACATCAATTAATCCATCTAATTCTAAGTTAAGAGAAGTACCATTGTCCGTTCTTACTCTAACTTTATCTCCTACTTCAAAAGATTGATATAAATTTTCTAAAGCATATTCTCCTGCACTAGGTTTAGATATATTTCCTTCTGAGTCGATTAAATAGTTAATAAAATATTGAGATTTATTAATGATTTCGGGGGTAGTATCTCCTACTTCTTTATAAACTGCTATATATTCCGATTTTTTATCTACTGTGGGTTTACCTAAAGCATTTGTAATAATTGGGGCAAATGTGTTAGCTAAAGCATCTAAAAATTGAGCATACCCCGCAGCTAACGCAGGACCCCCTGTTACTTGAAGTTGTAATAAAAAGGACTGTAAAGCAGTAGGAACATCAGGTGGTAAAACTTTAGTAATTGAGTTAAAATCAACTGAAGTTATTCTAGTGCCATAATATCTAGAATTTAACCACCCTGTATTGGTATAATTACTATCTTGGACTGGGGCTTTTATTGCTGATTCATTTATTATAGCTGTAAAATTACTAGCAGTAAGTATACCTGAATTAAAATCTACATCATAAAATATTTTAGATTGTCTAAGGCCTTCATAATTTTCAAAAGTATTAGATATTCCCGGGTTAGTAGTATTATTTAAGAGTGGATTATAATCACTATTTACAAACAAACCTGCCTCTTCATCGTAAATAGCATCAGGAATTATAAAACCCTCAAACACATTAGCATTCCCCGACCCGGCATTATCAAACCAATTAACATTTCCTACTGGAGGGGAGAAGTTAAACTTAAAATAAAAATGATTAGGATCTACAGTATTATTAGGCCCTCCCCCAGGGAACCCAGGTGTAAATATTGCAGGTGATAATTGCTCTAATTGGTGGGTTTCAGGACCCCCACTAGGCCCATTAGGAAAATAAACTGTTAAACCATTGCTATTATTTAAAAACTCAAATCTATTATTACTATCAGCATCGGTTTGGTGTACTTTAAAAGTAATACTTCCTACAGGAAGATCATCATCAGCTTGATAACCTCTTTCATACCAAAATGAAGCAGAACCACTAAGTGTAGGGACCCCCTTACCCTCTGAAAGATACTTTTGGAAAGTAGTGTCCCCATCCGCATTATTAATATCATATCCAGTCCCTGCTAACTTAGTAGCACCTTGGTTAAATATAGCTATATTATATCTAGCCCCATCTATTACAGGATCTGCAAAAGGATTAGTATCTGAAGGGATAGTTATTAATACCTCAGAACCACTAAACTCTCCATCATAAAATTCCTCTTGTGTATTTTTTATTACATTAACAGGACCTTCTTTAGAATCAAAAGACTCAGTATATGATTGTGTCAAACCAAATTTATTAGATAAACTATAGTCGGAAGCAAAAGGAGATGTTTGTAATCCATTAAAATCTTCCATCACACCACCTGTACCACCTGAGATAAAGGCTGTGTCTATAGAACCACTATATTCATTTTGGGATTGTTCTACTAAAGTTTGTCTATGTCTACTTCTTTCTAATAAATGTTGTTTTATTACAACTCCTGATGCAAGACTTGCCCTAGCAGGGACAAAATCCTTTATCATTTTAAATAAAGAATTATCAAAATATTTAATAAGATTTATATAATCAGTCCAATTATAGTTCTTATAATACTTTTCAAAATATTCATCCCTTAAACGAGTTAAATCTGGGTATCCGTTTGAAGAGGTACTGTGTTGTAATCTTGGATCTCCTATATAATCTCCAATGTTAAAATGTCCAAATGAATCATTTATATCATCATTTATTTCATTTTGTGGGGAAAAAGCAACTTCAACATAGTTTACATCCCGTGTGTAACTTTGGGATTGGGGGTAATTCTGTTGTATTGATATTTGGTTTGATAAAACATCTCCACTAGGTAAATCTAAAGTAACAGGTTGTATTTTCTCAGATACTCTATTTTTAATACCTACAGCTACTTGATCTTGATACACAAACTCTGAATTTGCTGTAAATGTGGCATTTGATCCAATACTGTACTCACTATTTGCAGAAAATGAATTTGTTATGAATGAGGTGTATGACCCTGTAATTTTAGGGTGTATTGAAGTTAAAGTACCTGAGGAGGTGTCTAAGGTTGATCCTAAAGGTGCTCTAAATGCTAAGGTCTCTGCAGAGGAAGAAAAATTAGTTCCTTCTATAGAGAAAGGATTTATAGTAAAATCTAAGAACGCAGTTTTTGGTATTTCCTCAGTATAAATTCTAAATTCTTGGAAATAAAAAGCAGGTAAAGATCCTGATAGTTCAAAGTCGGTTCCTATAGTACCGTTTCCACTAGCGGATTCAAAATACCCAACATTAAATCCATCATTACCATTATATATAGTATCTGCTACTAATAAATCTGCGCCCCCACTATTAATTAATACACTCCACCAATTTCCATCAAAGAAAGAAGCAGTTACTTTAGCAGTACCAAAATTTAAATCCCCTATAAACTTACTTTCAGAAGGAATTGAACCAGAATAACTAGCACTAAGATACCCAGATTGGGAATAATTTAAAACAAGATTACTTCCCCCTGTAAGCTCTAATAAAGTATAAGAGGATCCATTATCAGGAAGATATGAAGCAGAATCATATTTAAATCTAAAGGCAATAGCGGGCTCTGTTGAGTTCCAATTTGAGTTTAAAGACGTAGACCCTGTTACGTTATCTCCATTTAAAGCATAATTAAATACTTCTTGATGATAATCCCAGTTTTGTGTATTATCTCTATCTTTACCCCCAAACTCAGATATTCTTAATATAGTCCCAGGAATACCAAAGCATGCTATAAGTGCTCTTAAACCTTCTACCGAACCTTTTTTCTTTAAAAGGTAAGGAGTATTATGGTAAATTCTTTTATAAATTTCTTTATTTATATCATCTATAGGGAAAGGACTATCGGATGCAGTTATAAAATTATCTATAACCTCAGACCCTGTAGGGGGTAAATAGGATCCATCTGGGTTTATTCCGAGTAAAGCGTTAAACGCATTATTAGATGAAAAGTTATTTTGATAGAGTTTGATACCAAAAGATTTTAAGGCATCTGCTACTAAATCTTTAGAAATACCAAAATCTAATCTATTATCGGCATTATGTTTATTTGTTATATCATTAATATAAGAATATAAGACATCAAAATGTTGCCCTATCATATTAATGAACAGATCATAAGGCAAATTTTCAGAATCCTCTCTTATATACTCAGGAATAGCAAATACTAAATTATCAGGATTAGAATTATCATATTCAGATCCAGATAATATTTGTCCCCCATAATAAGCGGAATCTAAATCATCGCTACCATACCAATTTAATACATCTGTACTTCCAGTGGAAGCAAGAGTGTAAGGAGGGGATGAATTAGTTTTAGGCCAAGTAGGTCCATCAACCCCATCTGAGGATGATTCGTAGTACATATAATACTCAAAGCCATCAAAATTTTCTATGATAGTGGTAATTTGATTTTCTAAACTAGCTTTACTAGCAGATAAATAAACTGTATCAGGAGGGGAACCCGCCTCTAAAGCAGTAATTTCATTACTTGCTGATTCTATTTGACTTACTTTATAATAAAAATTTTCTAATCTTTGTTTAGCAGAAGAAAAATTTATAAAATTATTAAAGTTACTATAGTCTATGCTAAGTTGAATTCCTTTTTCCTCTAATAGTGAAGTTATCTGATTGTAAGAAGAGGTTAGATCATTATCTAATAAACTATTATAATTTTCTAGAGGGGTAGGTTCTCCTAATCTTTGCCTTACTTCTATAGAGGTATTGGGGCCCCTTAATTTAACAGAATCATCAAATTCTATTACCTCTACAGGAATGTCTACATTATAAGCTAAACTATTAGCAGTTTCAGTAACTACCCAAAGTTCAGTATTAAGTTCAATAGAGGGAGATAGGGGTTGATATAATTTTATTAAAACACTATATTCTTCATTACTAGTATCTAATAAAATATTATTAGCGATAACAAACTGGTTGTTGCCAAAATTTAGGAAGAAATCTATAAAGTATGATTCTTCATTTTCCCTTTCTGCTATAAAATCTTGTGTTAAAGTTTCTATAGTATCATTATCTATAACAGTCGACGCAATCCTAATCTCAGTACGGTCTGCGGATATCTCCTTTATAAAAAACTTACTAGTGGGAGAAGAACCTAATTGAGATCTAAAAAAGTGATATACTATATTAAATATCCCTTGAGTATACCCCTCAGATACTAATACTTGCTCAAAATCTATATTTATACTACTAACTACTTCACCCCCGTTAGTATTATAATCATTAGTTACTGTATAATTAGTAAAATTAGGGTTATACTTAAGTAAACTTTTATTAGCATTAAAAATAGAAAAATCTACATTATCCGTAGATGTATTAAATTCCGAAGATGAAGGGAAGGGAGAAAGGAGTACTCTTTCATTAAAGGAGTAATCCTGATCTAGTTCATTTAAGCTTAAAGGGGTTATAGTAACTTCTGCCATTTATTATCCAGGATTAGCTGTATTAGTAGGGGCTTGTGATCTTCCTAAGGTTTGAGATTCTAACGATCTTAATTGTTGTTGAGCTTCTGCTAATTTATTTGTTGACTCTAATAATTCTTGCTCAGTATTTAGTAAATTTTGTCTTAAAGTAGTTATTTCATCTAACAATACTTGGAAATCATCATCAGTTTGAGTTTCGGATACCCCCACATATTCTGATGAGCGTTTAATTAGATATTCGTGGGAGTTGTTCTCTCCTTTTTCGGGGATATCATAAAAAAGTTGTAAATAATAATCAAAAAATTCATTTACAGTAATAGTATCTTCTACTGGGGGTGGGGGTGGGAGGAGTTGGCTAAAAGAGGTATCTATAACATTAGAGTAAGCCCCCTTATTTATTAAGTTTTTACTTAAATTTAAAGTCTGCACAGATAAAGCGCCAGAATGGCTATCCCCTTCCATCAAAGTCCCATCAGGCATATAGTGATAACCGGGTGGGGCTATTAAAGGACTTGTAGCTGATGGGGGTGGGGATGTATTATTATTATAATTAGCCATTTATTACTTTAAAGTAAAGATTATCATCAAAAATTATAGTTTCTCCATCAATAGTAGTTTTAACGAGAATGGAATAATATCTTTCGGGCTCTAATCCATTCATATATATAATAAAGTAACTATTTTCACTGTCAGCACTTATTTGAGTATATTGTGTATCAAAATCTATTACAAACTCATTAGTATCTAAATCTTTTAAGGCGTAATAAGAAGCCGTAGGTAAGTAACGATTTCTAGTATAATCCGACCCGGTTAAGAATGTTCTAGTAGGGAATTGGGGTCTACAATTTAATCTAAATTTAGCTATACTTCCTGAGTAGTAATGTGTTTGGTTATTATCAAGAGATATAACTGCTTTTGAAGTATCAATAATAGTGTTTGTAGAAGAACCAGTAGCAAAAGTAAAATCTCTCCACTTAAATTCTAGTTGGGGTGGGTAAATAGTATGGGTATCTATTGAAAAATATTTTAACTCGGATGTTCGTAATGTAGTAGCTAAGAATTCATTTTCGTCACTTTGTTTAACTAAGAATCCATCATTAGTAAACCCATCACTTGTTTCTCCTTTTGATTGACTATACCAAGTAAGTATAGTATTAGTTACATTTACATTTATATCCTTATCTGAGGAATAGGATAGAGTAACTGCTTGGGTTACATCTAAACCTAAAGCAGAACCTGTATACCAATTTCCTCCTCCCCCATTAGACCCACTAAATGAAGCAGTCACATAAGCCGAAAAACTTTCAGTAACCCATGCATTTGATCCTGAATAAGATCTAAAGGTCCAAGATACTCCATTAGTAGTTTGGGGAGAATCTAAATATTTTCCTGTTCCCATATCCCATGCTCCTGATACAGGGTATATTTCTAAGGGTCTTTCTGTTGTTAATCCTGTAGCATTAGCTATGTAGCATCTAAGATTAGTTTGAAATGAAGAGTCTTCAATTTTATTATCTAATACATCTTCAATCTCATTTTGAGCAAATTTTATTAAAAACCTAGATACCTCAGGTTGTACTCCATCATAAAATGTAGTAGCTTCTATAATTTCATCAATACCCGTATTTCTAAGGGGAAATTTAGAATAAACTGTAGAGTCTTTTTCAGGGAATATTTTATAAATTGCCATGTTGTATTATTAGAAGTTTACTACTTTACCACTTATGTCAGTATTAGGATATTTTACTTCAAAAATAGAAGTATCTAGTGAAGGATAAACTATATTATTTAAAGTAGCGCCTGGTATATCATAAGCATATTGGGAGTAACCTAAAGATTCACCTGCTTTATTTATAATATTTACAACTTTTACGGTTTGTACTCCTTCTATTCTATCTAGTAAAACATAAATGTCTCTAAGAAGTATAGGTTGGTTAATTTGCCAATTATCTATATTAAAATAGTTTTGTAATGCTGTAATACATTTTAGTAGAGTAGTGTTGCTATTATAATTAGGTAAAGTAATAATCTCAAACTCTACGGCAATGTTTATTATAAAAGCATCTTTAATTCTTAAACTATCTCCTATCATCCTATATTGGGATAAGTAAGTAGATAAATTATTCTTTAAAGCATCGGAAGCAGTAACTAATTGTTTATTTTGATTATAAGCTAGTACACAAAAATCTAAAGTAGAAGGAATCTCTCCTATATTTAGATTTTCCACATTTTGTTTTTCAACATAAATTTTAGATAATGAACCATACTCAGAGGGCATACTAAGAGCCCTAACCAAATAGTCATCTTGAGTTACAGATCTTAATTGAGAAGAAAACATTTCTAACGTATTCTGCCTTATTTCTTCAGGTGAATCACCATCTGCTCCACCAGAAGCTGCTTTAGGGTTATTTACTTCTAAAGAATCAAATGCTGTTTGAGCTACTGTAGAATCTAAATTTTGTTTTAAAAATGTAACGTTACTTGTATTTAACGAATTAAGAGAATTAGCAGGAACATTAGCCCCTACTCCTCCTCCTACAGTATATGTAAAAGTTAGTGTAGTTGAAGAAGGAGCAATACCATAAGTTTGGGTGAATAAAAAGTTAGAAGGGGCAAATGCTGTTTTTAGTTTATCTTGAGTAAAAGGTAAACCTATACCTACATTATTAGGGTTAGGAATTATCTCCTCATCTGAATCAGCGCTGCTACCTGCTCCAAATTGGATTTGCAATTGTGTGGGAGACTTAAATCTGCTAACAAATCTTCTAGCTACTTTTTTAAGTCTTAGTAGGTAAGGAACATCATTTACACTAGAACTATAATTAGGGTCTTCTCCAAAAGGATTTTGGTTTTTTAAGCTATCTAAAACTGTTTCTTGAGCTAAATAAGGAACTTCGTACCATTCATTACCATCACTATCTACACAGCTATCTATTTTGACAATATTATTGTCTTCAATAGTAATTGTTGAAAATCTTTGAGGAGTTGAAAAAGTAAAGTCTTGTGTTTTTTGGGTAGCTGATATGGCTGTACGAGTCTTTTTTAATAGGAAATAAGTTGGGTTTCCACCCCCATCAACTTCGTAAATTGAAATATCTGTGGGATCTTGTGAAGACGAAACTGTAAAATCACATCTATCTAATATTAAAAACGGGGTAATATTGTTTTGATTACTGTTGATGACCGTATTTTCAGGTACATTTAAAGCATAATCAAAATCAGGATTATTACCCGTAGCAGGTACTGTTTGGTATAATTCAACTTCTACAGTGCTAACCCCCGTTACGCTTGGTTGATAGCCAAACATATAAGCTAAATCATATAAGTTGTTTTGTTGCCTTACATATTGTATAAAATTTTCTTGGATTTGGTTATCTTGGTAAAATGATAACACATCACCCACATAAGAAGCCATTTCAATAAACATCATCCCTGGGGAAGAGGGAGTGAAGTCTGTATGGGTTGTTGGGAAATAGGTTTTAGCAAACTCTATTAGTTTATTTCTAAAGTCTGTAAAGTCTTTATTTATATACTTTATGTCACGAGTTATTTTATTCCCGTTAGTTTGCGTTGATGTTGTTTGTAAGGTATAAGACATTAGGCGCTAAAATTCAATTCTATATTCTCAGTAGGAGAATTGTAAACACTATAATCTAATATTACATTTATAATGTTTTCATTAATTATTTCTTTTACTTGTAAACTTATAACTCTTACCATAGGAAAAAATACTGATAAATCTGCTTGGATTTGAACTTCTAAACCACTTAAAGTTTGTTCAGAAATTTGTTCAAATAGTGTAGCTCTAAGATTTCCCCCAAAATTAGGATTTAAATATCTTTCACCTTTATTAGTAAGAAAATAATTAATTAAATTAGATTTAATTTGATCTTTAGTTTGGTAAGTTGAATTAAAAACAGCTGGCCCCGAAAAAGGTACAGATACTCCTATCGCAACTCTGGGTTGGGTATCTGCAGGGAATATTTTAGGGACTATAGTTGCCATTATTTACTATTCATTAAATTCATTATTTGATCCATTGAAACATTCCCATCAGGAAGGCTAGATCCTGCTGATGTGGTATCCATTGCCCCTCTTAATTGTAAAGGTTTTTCAACGTGTTGGCTGTTAAAAGTTGCACCCATATCGCCTAATATGTTTTGGTATGCCGCTCTCTTTTCAGCGGAGCTCATAGAAGGTCCTTCAACTACTTGTTGTTTAGGTTGAACACTTTCAACTACGGTTTGTTTAGGAGCACGAACTGCTTCAAGAAGGATGTCTTTTATTTCTTCTTGTATTGCTTCTTTAACAGCTTGTTTTATTATTTTCTTTAATGCTTCTTGTTTCATTTCTTATAAATATTTAATTAATCTGCTCTTAAATTCTGAGTGTCGATTATAAATTTAAGTTCGTCGATTAGTATTTGAGGGTCTGAGGCAAATGAGGGTTGTCCTTTTAGTACTGGGATTTTTTGTATGTTTAAAGCCTGTGCAAATCGTTTAGGGTAGGAGGTTTGGTTTAACTCATCAAATTTAATTTCAAATGTGAATCCTTTATAAGTTACAGGTACATCACTATTACTATTTTCTAAGTCCTGGATGGTAGAATTAGATAATTGGTTTAACTCATCGTTTATTTCTTCAAAAGATAAACCGCTTTCGGGGGCACAAGTTTCTACTAAAGAATCTAATTTACTTAGCAAATCTAAAACAGTACCCAATAAATTACCTATTACAGCTACACTAACTGTGAGGATACTTACTCCTACTCCTGCTTTAACTAGGGCATCTTGTATTTTATCTATCCCTGTAGCTACGGCACCTGAGGGAGCAAAAGGAGGGGTAGGTAAAGCAGTTGCTACCGCTAAACCTGCTTTTAAGGCAATTATAATACCATTAACTAGCGTTAATGTACTATCAATTTTTTTAACTAAACTATATATGTTATTAAGTTCGGTTACTATTTTATTTCTTTTCTCTATAATACGTTTTAATTTATCCTTATCTGGGCATGTCTCAGGGGTAGGAGTTAACCCTTCTTGAATCTCAGCTAAAGTTTTAGCCCCAAATTCACTAAGCAAATTTATCAAGTAATTAAGGATAAATCTTTTAATTCGTTCTTTAAAAATATCAAATAAAAGAGATAATTTAGACTCAAAAGGTAAATCTACAAATGCTTGTGTTTGAGCTTTTACTGCTTCAAATTTATTTATAGTTTCTTCTACTTCCGCTTTAACTTCCTCTATTTGTTTTTTAGGTATTAAAGATTTTAACCTAATTGTACCTAAATCATATGATTCTATTTGTGTCTCGACACCCTCAGAATCTTCAATTTTAACTAATCCTGGGGGGTTAGTTATTCCATTTACTGTAAATGGCATATAATCTGCTGCCGTTATTACTACAGAGCTATTGGCAAAATCAAAAGTACCTTCTTCGGGAGCAGAAGTGTAAGATAAATTAAAAGTTCCATCAAAACTACAAGTAGTTGTTAATACTACTGCTGCTAGTAAATTTGTGGTTCCTATAGAATTACCTTCGTTGTCAGTTAACGAAATTCCCTCTGTGGTACTTTCAACAATTTGAGCTAAATTAAAATTTAGATCTGCTTGAATAGGAGTACTTTCATTATCATCTACTATCTTACCTATAATCTGCCATGTTGGTTCTAAATCCGAAGGAGGAGGTAAAGGTTGTTTTTGGATTATCTCTACAAGGGAAGGGTTAGAGATATTAAAATTATTGGTAAGAGCAGCAATAAGTTCTTGTTCTACTAAAAACTTTACATCAACCGCAAAGGAAAACTCAGACTGGTAGACAATAGCCCCTTCTGTGTTTTTTAAGACGGCTGATAATTTAGGGCCTAAAGTTTCTATAACGGCATAAAAATCATTATTATACCTAAAAATAGCATTAGCATCTCA